CCACCAAGCAGTTATATAAATAGCTGTTAAATTTATGGCTAAAAAGTTGACTCATTTTCTTGGCTTCTAGGACACTTTTATTTGAGAATAATAGTAAACTAAATCTATAAAAAGAAATGAGGAGAGAATGAACGAGAATAATGAAATTTCATATATTTTCGAGGCGCTTAGAGCTCTATATTTTTATATTAAAGCTGCAATAAACCAGTGAAAAATTTTTATGTTAAAGTCTGTAAAACAGTGATTTATATCAAGATTATTTTGTACTTTAGCTTATAAAAGAACAAAAGTGAAACTGTTAAAAAATGTTACACACTAGAACACATAAAAGCCGCGTGGCCATTATGATTAAACAGCTTATGCCTCAGTGCACAAGCTGTATAGCTCGTGTGCACAGTGGACTATGCGGCAATTGTCCACATTGGACCCCGAGTGTGGTACAGGAGTTAACAGAGGAAATGGCCGAGAGAATATCCGCCACAATTGGACAGGAGAATATCACAAGGCCCAACGAGAGAAATGTTGAACAAAAATAAATAATTGCAATATGGAAATAAATGAACAAGAGAATACCCAAGAGGTACAGCAAGAGAATTTGCTTGATGGCTCTCAGTCAATTCAAGCAATGCAAGAAGAAAATGAACTGCCAATCGCTGTTCAATTAGTTCAGCCTCAAGCTGCTTTAGATGAAATAGCAGAGCTTGAGAAGAAATATTGTGAAACTATAGAACGGGAGAATAAATGAGCAATTTTGTTTTAGATTACAGCAAAAAGCAGACTTTGCAAATATCAAATGATGCTTTTTGCTTTTTGTATTATGGCGAAGAGCCATTAGACGAAGACAATTTGGAAGAAGCCAATGAGGTATCTGAAATGTTTTCCAATAATTTTTATATAGAAGATGATTGGAAAGCGGTTGATGACTCAGACCTTATAGAATGTACTTTTGTTCCGTATGTTGAAGACCAAGCCGATTATGATGAATATGAGGACCTTACTAAATATATTCAGCAGCAAATAAAATGGCTTGATGCAAATCATATTAGAGTATGGTGGTTTAATAACCAAACTGGAACGAGAGAATTACGCGGTGATTTTAAGGTTTATACCAATAAATATGGCCTTAAGTGTTTTCATACAGGCAATCAAGATGAGGATTTTGTGACAGGAAAAATGAGCCTGTATTTTTTGAAGAATTTCAAGAAACGCGTAGCTTAACAAGTGAACGAGAGAAATATAAGGCAGACTACAGAAAAGTAGTCTGCCTTTTTTACATTAAGCTTTCATCTTCTTCTATAACGAGAGAATAACCGACTCCTCGTATGGTTTCTATAGCTACTCGGTTATCCATTTTAAGCATATTTCGCAGCATACATATATGGACATCTAAGCTACGTTTATTAAAGTAGTTATCATCAGTCCATACTTGTTGCATAAGTATTTTCTTAGGTAATGTTTCATTTTTATAGGCACATAGTAAAGCAAGAACTTGACTTTGTTTATTATTAAGCTGTGTTTTTACACCGCCTATAGTAAGAATTTTATCTACTGTATTAAACAGGTAATCGCCTATCTCATAAGATGGCTCTATACTTCTTACTCGCACACCACATCTTTTCAAAACAGCTTTTATTCTTCTTATAAGCTCTTCAATGTTATATGGCCTTATAACGTAATCATCTGCGCCTTCATCGAATGCTTCAATAACATACTCATATCGGGCCTTGTCTGATACCATTATTACTGGTATTTTATCATCTGATTTGCGCAAAAATTTTAATGGCTTTAGCCTCATAGAGGCATCTGTTGTTTTATAATGGCTTAATATGCATAAGTCATAATTCTTTTCTCTGATTTTGATTAGTATATCATTCTCAGTTGAGGTTATTACTTGAAAGCCGTTATACACCAAATAATCTACCAGGATTTTACAGTCTTCATCTTGATAGATTAAAATTCTTGGCAATGCTAATTTAGTGTTATTACTTTTCATACCATTTCTTTAATTTTGTTTTGCAAATCGTTATATAGAACTTCATACCAAAATGGATTAAGCCTTAACAGGTCAAAGTATGAATATACGCCTTTTTGGTATATTAAAGAAGCATATTTAAGCTCTTTGTCCGCTCTTTTTTTAAGATGCTCATGATAGAACTTTATGGACTGGTCCACATTTACCAAGAATGGTGATTTATGCTCCATAAGAACTTTCTGCTCTGTATTTTGAGCAAAGTAATATGGAATATTAGGCATTGCCCAGAAAGTTAACCCAGCACCATATTCCTCACTTGCTTTATATAAAAAGCCAGGGCATGGACGAATTGAGTCAGGATATAAGCTTTTACATATTCTTAACCTACGTGGAATAAAAGGATTAAGTAAAGTAGTTAATCGCTTGTTTATATAAGTTGAGTATTTATCAACCATTCTTGTGTGTTCTTTAACAAGTGATGAAACTAACAGCTTAATCCTTTCATTTCCTATAGGGTCACTCAGGCGTATATATTCTTGCCTGAAAGCTTCACGCTGAATACGTATTCTGTCTTCTTTAAGCCGTTGAGACTTTTTCCTTTTAGCTTCTATGCTAGCCATCGCAGCTCTGCGCTGTCCCTCAGGTCCAAACAGTTTTACACCTTGGCAATTGTTTGGACCCAAGCCTGTCCATGGCATTTTATCTCCATATCTAGCTTCAATCTCTCTGTTTTCCTGCTCTTCTTCAGATAATTCAACATGCTCTTCTTCCAAGGTAATTTTTTCAATTGCCTCAGATTGAGCCTCTTGAATATCCTCATCATCGCTTTTAATTTCATCGAGAAATTCAAAGAGTTCCTTTTCAGTTAAGTCTCCATATTGCTTAATATCTTCCATGCCACTTAAATAATGACTTGATTATATCTTTTCCAGCTTGCTTGTTAAGCAATCCAAAATATGCAATTGCAAGCATGAGTCTTGCTATTTTATGCAATACCCAGGCCAATAGATATATAGGGAAATAAAGCACACCTACACATCTCCATAAAAATTTAAGCACCTTTTTCATCTTCTTCCTTTTTAGCCATTATTGTTTTTACTTTTTCTCCCTCTTCTGCTTGCTTTAATTCAACATAAGTCCTATGAAAAGCTTCATCACCTATTCCTTTAATAAAAGTTCTAAGTGTAGAAGGATATTCGCTTGTATTTATAGTCTTATCGACTACTTTCGCATAAAGAGCGGCAAGAGCTTTAGGCCCAAATACCTTTTTCTCTTGTAATCTTTCAATGGGACCTCTTTTGAATTGAACATCTGGATGTTCATTCATAATCTTCGTACGAGTTAAGTACAAGTCCTTAATCAAAGCCTCAATATGCTTTTCAAACTGAGGCATTTGAATAATATCAATAACTTTCAAATCTTCCAGCTTCATTTTTATAAGTTTTTAAGTTGTTGTTTATAATACTTTTCTTGCATATCGAAGTGTCTCTTATATATATGCAAATCATGAGCAAAATGGTAATAAGTACCTATTGGCACACCAAGCTCATCTGCAACTAACTGTTGAAGCTTTGTCCAGCAGTATTGATCATTGCAAAAGCCATAAACCAAATCGTTGCTTCGCATAGTTACGCACATATCAAGAGTTCCTATTTGAGGCTTAATATCAAATCCGACTGATAATGTACAAGGCGTATCATACTTATAGTCATCTTTTTCTTTGCCATCAAATATAGTAAACCAAGCTTGACGAGTATCTTTATTCTCTTTAAGCTGTTTAATGCACTTTGCCAATTGGTGATTGCGAGTCCACTGCCATCCATAATTAGAATTGACAATGTTATCTCCACCATGCATTTTATCCCACATAGGAGCATGCTTTTTAATTTCAGCTACACTCCTATCTCCAGACATATACCAGGCATATTCGCGCTCTGCATATCGTTCGCTAAATTTACGCCATTCTGTTGTTATGATGCGTTGCTGAGGATTAAGTAAATAAAAACCAACATTGTAAACAGCTTTTGTTCCAACATTAGTATTTATTCCTTGGCCCATAATAAAAGCATATAGGTCTTCAAAAGCCTCAGTAGCATTTTTATAAGCTATATTCATGCCTCTTCATGTTCATAAGTTAATACTAGAGTTGCTCCATAATCATGCCAAAGAAGTTCTTCAAGTTCTTCTTTAGTATGGCAATTGTATCTACACATTTCAGCCTCTAAATCATTATGGCTGTCTATTATTAGTGTATTTTCAGCTATGGTTGCCATATCATTTAACTATTTTATTGGTGCTACTGTTATAAACTCTAAACAACAACTCTTCAGCTTCCTCATTCATGGCATTGCAAATACTTATTGCTTCTTCCATAGATAAGCCTGTAAGTTCTTCATCGTCATCATTTACTGCAATTTTGCCAGTTATAACTCTAACATCAAATGAGTTTGCAGAAGCAAAAGCTTTGGTAGCATCGAGAGCTTGTATTCCTATACGGTGAATAGCATCCCAATAAATATAAGATAACCGGCTCGTGCCATTGAGTATTTTTATATACTGTTCTCTTATATTTTCTGGTTTAAACATATTGGCTTTATCCATGCGCTCGTACTCTGCAAGCCATCTGCCATATCCTTTATTCGCTTTGAACTTATTAGCATATACAGCTGCGAACCTAAGAAACTGGCTTGTATTAATTATTTGAGGAATTTCTGCCATAATCTTTAAAGTTATATTCTCGCGCGTCCTAGAGCCCACTTGTTTTTCTGAATATAAATCTTTTGCTTCATACTTAAAGTGCGATATCGCGCGCGAGAATAGTGAATAAATTGATTATTTGTTGAATGTTAGTCCATATTTTGCCCACTGAAGAACGAATCCTAAGCCAGCCCAAATTTGGTCTACCGCATGTGGTCTAGCAAACTTTTTACCTATATTAGCATCATAATTTTCTGGTTTTACGCATGAAGAAATACCATTAGCTTCAAAACCAGTAATTGTAGCAAGAGTAACTACCGTATTTTTACTTCCAGCTGTTGTGACGCTCTCTTTAGCAATAAACCTTTCAATGTCTTCTTGCTTAATTGTTTCGCCGTGTTCATCAGCTAATTTAAAATAAGCCTTATCAGCAACAGCTTTTGGCGACCAAGATTTATAGCCATCTGGATAAGTTACTTCATAACCTTTTTCTTCGCCAGTGTAATTATTGGTTTTATAACCTTTTTCTATAGCTTCATTAGCTGTCATTGGTTGTAAGTCAACCATTTTAATTCCAATTGCTTTCATAATTAATTTCAATTTAGTTATTTTTAGTATGACCCAGTAGACCCGAGTGCTCCATCACCGCGCTCAGATGAACGGCTGAAAAGCTCTGACTCAGAAACTTCTTCAAGGCCTTCATACGATACAGGCACAAGAATAAATTGTGCTATTTTCATACCTGGCTTAATGTGAACCTTAGCTTTGCCGACATTAACAACATGTATATGAATTTCACCTTGGTAATCTTCATCTACAATCTTGGCTCCGAGGATAACGATGCTTTCAAATGCTTCTGCTTTCGGTGTTCTACCAGCCCCAAGGCAAGCCCATTTAGAAGTCACAACTCCTGATTTATCAGCTGCCATAAGCATATATCCTTCTGGAATTTCCATCTTAATACCTGATGGTATCAAAACATCAGTTCCTGGATTTACAATAAAGCTTTTGTTACTGCCAAAGTTAGGAACGAAAAAATCAATTCCTGCTGCTTTACCAGTCCCGCGAACAGGGGACTTTACATTTCTTATTTTTGCAAATTTCATGACTACATCATTTTAACAAGTTCCTTAGCTGCTGTTTCTACAGCTCTAGCAAGTCTATGTTCAACTTCTGGACTTATAAGGCTGTAAACTCCTTCTTTTTCAAAAGCATCAGCCATGATAGCTCCAATTTTTGAAAGCTTAGGATTAGAAGCGTTAATGCCATGCTTATCCATAAGTTCTTTATTGTACTCATACTTAATACCTCTGCCATTTTCTACAGGAATAAGCTTGGCTATTTCTGCATGAGTATTTGACTTTCTGCTCGTAGGAACAGTGATAATAATCTCCTGATTGGTTGTCATGCACATATCTGTGCACATTTCCATTACTTCATTGAAGTTGCGTTTAAACTCTCTTGGAGTTACTGAAATTAAACTTTTCATAATGATGCCAAATTAGCAATTAAGTTCAACATATATGTTACATTAAATCGTCATCGAATAAACTTGGTTGCTCAATGACTTTAGGAGCAACTTTTACATCTCCCGGCTTACGCTTTAATACCCAAAGAGTATTACGTGAAGCATCTGGGAACATAGGAGCCATGATATTGGCAATGAGGTTTGAGTCATAATACTCTTTAAGGGCATCAAACATTTTCTGCTGCCAATCATTCATCAGTGGCTTATAGTCTTTAGCCGAAGCAAATGTACCGAACTTCTTTACTATGTTGAAGTGTTTCAGCAATACGCCTTCAAGCTCCCAATGGTCAAACTCTTGTACATCAACTCCGCGGCCATCGCCTGAATCATAAGTATGATTACCAGCCGCTCCAACTGATGGGTCATAATTTGGAGTTGAAAGGTAATAAGTAGCATTGTTATTACCACAGGCCTTAAAGTTCTCAAGGAACTTATGAGCATTTTGTTTGCCTACGTGCTCAAGTACTTCAAATGCACAAACCTTATCAGCATTAAATTGGCTAAAATCCATATAATTTTTAACAAGGTCTGCTACATAGAAATGAGCCCAAGGTACATTGGCATACTTCTCAGCTGCTTCTTGAATTGTTTTTTCGCGAATATCGATACCGATATATTCTTTCTGCTTAAACTTGTTTCGGTATAATACCTCAAGCAAGTTAGCAGCTCCACAGCCAAAATCAACGATAGATTCACCTATCTTGGCTTCTTTCAAAATGTGAGTCCAACGCAAATAATGCGCAAACTGGTCTCTGTGGAATACATGACGCTCAAACGCCTGGTCTGGTCTGAGGTCTGTTGTGTTATAAACTTTTGCCATAATTATTGTTTAATAAAATTTATGTTGTCAGATGAATAATACACAGTATTTGTGCTTTTTACTCTATAAATAGCACCGTCAGATAATTTGCATTCTATAATACAGTGTGAAGTACAATAGGCATTACCGTATGCTTCTACTGTGGCATTACCGTATGCTTTCACTGTGACACTGTCGCATGCTTCTACTGTGGCATTACCATATGCTTCTACTGTGGCATTGCCGTATGCTTTCACTGTGGCATTACCCCATGCTTCTACTGTGGCATTGTCGCATGCTTCTACTGTGGCATTGTCGCACAAAAGAAACCCAGACCGAACCGAAATGTTGATAAATATATCATTTTGAGCAAAATCCTCACGATATTGCATTAGCAAGTTAGAAGTAATAACTTTGCTGTTAAAGCACCAATTAAAATTGTCTTTAATAACGCCGCATAATTCTTGAAGTGTTTCAGATTTATACGCTCGCCTGTATTGCTCAGTACATGCTTTAGCTGCTTTAGCGCGATTAAGAATTTCAGCTTTTATATCTTCAAAATCTGTTTTCTGTGTCATATCATTTTGAGTTATTAAGTTCAAGGTAATTATTTAATGCGCCCATATAAGCAACTGCATCAAGCAAGTTATCTTCTTTGTGGCTATATGCCTCACGTGATAGCTTAAGAGCAATCATTGCTCTATACATTCCAGCTGTTGTAATTTGCTGGTCTTTTGGCGACATCATATTATAAATAGCTGCTGCTTTTTCCATTGATGCCTGAAATGGTCCGTATTGACGCTCTTTTTCCTCTGAGCGCTCATTTACGATTTTGTTCGCTTGTTCTAAGATGTTAGCCATGATTATTTACCGTTTTTATAGTTAATACAATCCATTTTACAAGAGTCGGCCAATAGCTTATGAACTTCTGGGTTGTTCCATTGAGAATTCATAAGATAAAGCTGTGCATCTTTCTTATATATTTGAGCTTTTGTATATTGTTCTAAAGCTTCTATATGCTTAGTATTTTGGCCTATAGCACTATTCATATAGACAATACATAAAGCTTGTATTACTATGATAACACATAGTCCGATAATTATTTTCTTCATTACACTACTAAATTTTTAAGTTCTGCTTTTAATCTTTTTGCATCAGCACCTCTAAATGTTTGTGCATTTGCCAAGAAGTATCTAACAATATCTCCTGCAGTATCATAAAGATACATAGCATTCGGGTCTGAAGTATCAAGTGTTAACATTGCCTCTAAATAAGGCACCGCACCAAAATATACATTAAGCCATGTTGACTTTATATCTTTAGCTATTTGCTGAAAGGTTCTTTTCTTGTCCATTTTATTATCTTTATTTAGATATGCGAATATACTAATTTTCTCCGAGAATAGAAAATTTTTTCATTATAAAATGCACTCACTTAACACTTCTTAACTTGGCCAGATTTTATTGCTCTTCTGGATATTCTATTTGCAGTAATTCTTTGCAAAATTGAATAACTTGCTCATAGTTATTATATGCAGTTTGAGTAATAATTCTCCGCTGAAGTATCGTTAGTTTATTTTTAATAATAAACTTATTTATGTTAAGAGAGAGAGCTTTATCATTGCATCTTCTTTTATCTCCTAACTGAATAGCTAATTGAGCATAATGAATACATTTCTTTATATCCTGCGCTCCATTTTTAGCTTTATACCTGCTAATATATTTTATAATACATCCTTGTATAAAAGAGCATCTTAAAGCAGTTATAAGCTCTATTGGTTGCATAGCCATATCTTTATAATGACTACCACCTATTTGTACATCTGTTGCTTTCATATCAATATACTTTACGTTTATGATTATCTGGTATATACCCATTTGCCACTCTCAGTTCATCCATAAACATAACAGAATTGTAATGTTTAGGAAATTCTTTTATCACCTTAAAGCTTGCTGTTTTATCTTTCACAAAGCTATTATCGTCTACAGGCTCTACATACCCAAGTTTTACAAACTTATAAAGATATGCAGTTTCTGAGTTTCTACCTGGTTCTTTACCAAGCAGAATTTCTTTTGAACTTACTACTTTGCCAACATTGTCATTTACAAATTTTACCATTTCCAGAAATACTGGAGCTTTTTTACCATTTCTTCCCATATTACATATATTTTTTATATTTGTCAATTTTTGCTTTTATGCTATTCATTAAGGCATTTTGCTTTTTATCTTTTGCTTTAAGTGCTCTGATTACATCTTCATCATGAGTGCCTTGCAAAATTAAATGGTTTATAACAACATGATTTTGCTGTCCCTGGCGATATAATCGAGCATTAAACTGCTGATATAATTCAAGACTCCATGTTTGCCCAAACCAAACTATTATGCTACCTCCTGCTTGAAGATTAAGCCCATGACCTGCTGATGCTGGGTGAGCTAACATGACTTGTATTTTGCCGGCATTCCAGTCTTCAATATCTTTATTGTTTTTAAGCTCTCTTGGCTTATATTTTTTAAGATATTCCACGATTCTATCCCTATCGAATTGATAGGTCCATGCCACAAGTACAGATTGGCCATTTGCATCTTCGATTATTTCCTTAAGAGCTTCAAGCTTAATATCATGAATTGGAAACACATTTCTTTCTTCATCATATATAGCTCCATTAGCAAATTGAAGTAATTTATTTGAAAGGGCAGCGGCATTGACTACGTTTACTTCCACAGGCTTTTCAACAAATACTGAATTACCATTTTCGTCTTCTTGCTCAATCGTTTCAGTAGCACTTATTAAGTCAAGCACTTTATTCTTTTCAAAGTCATCGTATTGCTTCTTTAGAGCTTCAGGCATTCTAAGCTTTATATAGTTATCTGTCCTAAACGGCATTTCAAGATAATCATCGGCTTTCATGCTTATGCAAATATCCTCTATTTTCTTATGTATTAGATATTCTGAGTCACTCATCAAATCGTATGAATATACGACATGACCATTCGTTTGACCTGGCCGAAAATACCTTTCTCTATATCTGGATATTGTCTTTTCAAGGCGCTCGCCTCTATCCATAAGATATATTTGAGGCCACAAATCAATAAGTCCATTTGGAGCGGGTGTACCAGTTAGTCCTACTAACCTTTTAAGATAAGGTCTTGCGCCGCGTAATGCCTTAAAACGCTCTGATTTATAAGACTTAAAACTGCTAAGCTCATCGACTACTACCATATCAAAAGGTAATTTGCCTCCGCCATATAAAGCACAAAGCCATGCAACATTATCTCTTGATATGATATAAATATCAGCTTTTGTTTCCATAACAGCTGCTATTCGCTGTTTAGCAGTACCTATAATCTTAGAAAAGCGCAAATGCTTTGTATGTTCCCATTTCTCTGCTTCTTCTTGCCAAACTGACTCAGCCACTCGTTTTGGAGCTATAACTAATACAGAATTAACTTCACAATAATCAAACATCAAATAATTTATAGCAGTAAGAGTTGATATGGTTTTGCCAAGGCCCATATCTACAAATACACCGCAAAATGGATGCTCGATTATATGCTGCACGCAAGCTAATTGGTATTTATGTAAATCTGTTTCTTTCATCTTTTGTTACTGTTAAATATAGCTAAACAAGCTAAACCAAACAAAGCACCTATTATAAATGCAACTATGTTACTTATCATAAATTATACTATCTATAAATTGTTCAACGCCTTTTATCGTATCTATTACTTCAACTCTAAAGCCTAAAGCTCTAAGCTTATTATGCATATATGCCTGTATGCGCTTAGGCTTTCGTCCAGTTGTTTTTAATTCCACAAAAACTATTTTATGGCCTGGAAATAAGCACATTCTATCTGGTAAGCCTATAAGTTGGTCACACAGCAGTTTTATGCACATACCACCGTTTATTTTAACAAGCTCGGCCAATTTGCGCTCTATAACTTTTTCACTGTCTATCATCATGCTTTATACAATCTTTACATATTAGCCGTGGCGTACTATTATTTATTATAACAATTCCACAGCATTTGCGTAATTGTTTTAAGCTTGGCTTATAATGGTTATAAATACCAATCAGCTTGCCGCACTTATCACACTCTACTATATATTGCTTAATAATCATACTCTTACAATATAAAGATTATATTCACACTTATCTATATCAAAGCATATTTTGTCTATTACGAACAATTGCCCAGAGAATACAATAAGGTTTCCTTTTTGTGGAATGCAATCTATATTCTTAGAAGCAATTAGCTTGTAATTACGAGCTTCTATACCGTTTTTCTTATAAAAATTTGCTATCATAATAAGCTATCTTTACGTTTATAGTATTTCTGTTTACCATATAAAGGAAAGTTCTTAGTGGATGCTATAGCTTCCCATTCAGGCAATGACCTAAGAATTTCATTAACCTCCCTGGTATTATATCTTGACATTTCTGTCTTATCTTTGCCGAGGCACTCACACCATACTTCAGCAATGCAGACAAAATCTTTTTGTACTGTACCGTTTTTAGACAATGGGTCTTCAAGCCAACGTCTTCTGTCGTACAGGTCCATTTTATCCCAATCATCTGGAAATTTAGTATTAAGATATTCTTCAATAATACCTTTTCGCTCATCTGCTTCTGAGTGTTTATGTTGCTCAATCTTAGCAATTATATCTTCATCACCAACGAGGTATAAAGGCTCTTTTGCTAAATATAACTGATATGCTTCAGCCCATATTTGATTTACTTCATCTTGTGTAAGGTCATCATTTACAGACTTTGTAGCATATTCTGGCCTTACGTCTATAGGCATAAATCGTCTATTTCCTGTCGGGTCACGTAAAAAATCTTTATTGTTAGTAGTACCAAAAAATACACACTGGCGCTTATATGTTTCTACTGTTCTACCATACGCCGGCCTGAACATATCTTCTCTTTTTGATATGTAGTGCTTGATTGACTCTACTTCTGCCTTCTTAAGGCCTGAAAGTTCTGCCATTTCAATCAGCCACGCCCCTTGTATCTGTTCAAATGACTCCTTGCCCTGCACAGTCGTGAATGTATCTGAGAACCATTCCATGCCGAGCTTTTTAACGAAAGTACTTTTATATGTTCCTTGTTCTCCGACAAGTATAAGCGCTGTGTCGAACTTAATACCTGGCTCGAATACCCTCGCAACAGCCGCCACCAACGTCTTCCTAATGGCGGCTCTAGTATAAGCGTTATCTTCTGCTCCAAAATAATCAATCAATAATGTATTAACTCTCGGTATGCCATCCCACTTTTGAGCACATATATACTCTCTTATCGGATGGAACTTTTTCTTTTCAAATTCAAGCGCAAGCGCGTCGTCCACTTTTTGACTTGACACAATGCCATAAACACACTCAATGTAATTACGAACACCAGAATAGTCAACATCACGAAGAGGCTCCACAGTATCGACTTTACGCCATGGTAACGAACGTGTAACATATCTTTTATTATCAAAAATGTTTAGCTTAAATACATCTTTTAAGAATTGGTCATGCTGAATTATTATATTCAAGTTATTGGCAGAATTATCATATTCGCCTTTTGTATTAGCGTCAAGCTCTTCTGTCCATGAAGTATCATATTCTTCAGGAACTTCTGCTTTTGCTTCTTCTGCAAACTCGAATTTAGCTTCAGCAAACTTTTCTTCAGCAATATGCTTTTTTGTTGTAGAGTCCTTAGAGGCAAATTCTTCCATTGCCTTAAAGCTCTTTTTATCTTTGTCTTCTTTTTCTTTGCCTGTATCTAAATGGCCAAATTTATGTATGCGAACTAAGTCAAATGCATTACATAGTCTACCTCCAGCAGGGTCTGTTCCATGATGAGAATATGCAAATTTATCATCATAGACTATTAAGCCCGCAGCTGTAGAGCCATTTATATACGTATATCGCCCTTCTCCAGCTGGTGTATATACATCTGAAAGAAAAGTCTCAATAGCTTCTTGTATAGTATAAGTACGACAGAAAACACCAATTATGCCTTTTTTATCTTCTGGGTCTTCTTGCTTTTTGATAGCTTGCATTATTACATCTGTGCTATCTGTAGCAGTTGGCCATTCGCTCGTATCATGCCAATCATTATATAGCCCTAATATATAATCGGCCTCAAGAAATGGTCCATCTTGATATTCAAAATAGTACTCAGCATCTGATGATACAGACGGCCAGAACATAAGTCTATTCACATCGAAAGTTGACGGGTCAAACAAATCAATATTTAAGTCTCCGGCAACTTTTCGTGCAATGGCTTGATATTCTTCTTGAGATACTTCTCTATCCAGTGGAATTATCAATCTGTGTCGAGGCTTTTCTGCGCATGACTTATGGGTTGAATGAATAACCGCAGCACAATCAAATAGCATTGTAAAGTCCCACCAAAAGTTCTCATGAGAAAAGTCAATATCCAATGTAATTAACTGGCGGTAAAGTACATTTGTTTTATCACGTCTACCATTTGTAAGAAATCCGCCTACAAATCCGCCTACATCTTTTATCTTGCTTTGTTCCTCCTTAGTGGCATTCATGAACTGCTTATATGTTTCAGCAGTTACCACTGGAGTAGATAGCTTTTGTACTAAAGCACTCCAAGTAATTTTGGTATTTTTCCATACTTTACTTGAAACGCTCATTCCAATAGCTATGCTAAGATTTTCATCATATTCTAATTTACCTACTTGCATAAATACTAATCATTTTTGGTAAAAATCCATAACTCCTCCATCTGCATTAAGCGGAAGGTCTTGTGCCCACAAAGGTGGAGTTGACATGATTTTTACCAAATTATCATACCATAGCTGAGCATTCTCTTCTGGAACCTCTGTTATAACTTCATCGTGTATTGAACCTACAATTCCATATCCAGCTTTTTCCATTCTAAGCATAGCATCACCTAACAAATCTCTTGATACAGCTTGAACTATATTTTCTGTTAGCTTGCCGCCATAAGTGTCTATGCTTATCCATTGTTTTGTTGTCTGGTCGATGCCTCTATAGCACAAACTTCGAATTGGAACTGTAGAACGGCCTATTTTCTTATCTTTGAATTCAGGCTTATAATAAAATAGTTTTCTGCCTACAGGCAATTCTATTGTCATAAATTCACCGTCACAATCAAATATAATATTTTTACTAGTGCACTTAACGGCTCTGTGGTATCTTACTGCTTCTTTAGAAGCCTCATCAATCTCTTTCCACATATCAACTATATTAGGATTGGCCATGCGCCATTTTCGTACGAGCGACATCATTTCTGTGTCTGAAAGACCCATTTTATCACCGCCCATGCGCTTTAATGCGCCAAGACCTCCTTCATAACCTAATGCTAATTCGGATATTTTTGACTTGTCGCGAAGCACTGAGCCTTTTTTAATTTCAGACTTTGGTACTCCAAACATCTTTTCTCCAGTTGCTTCATAAATCTTACCGTCACCGTGAAATACATCTAATCGCCACTTTTCATCAGCGAGCCAAGATATAACTCTTGCTTCGATAGCTGAAAAGTCAGCAACTGCATATTTCATACCTTGTGGTGGTATAAGTGCTGTTCTTACAAGTTGTGAAAGAATATCCGCAACATCATCATACATCATCTCAACCGTTTCCCAATCGCGAGCTCTAATTAGTTCACGCGGTACTTCAATATGTGATATATGGTTTTTTGATAAGTTCTGCAACTGCAATAATCTACCCGCCCATCTACCAGTTCTATTTGCGCCATAGAATTGGAATGTACCTCTAACTCTATGGTCTTTCATGGCACAATTAAGCATAGCATAATACTTCTTAATAGACGTTTTTGAGAGCTTTTTGCGTATATTAAGCAACTCAATAACATCTGGATAATCTACAAACTCTTTCATTAAATCAGGCATTGTTTCCTTTGAAAGTGACATAACAACACATCCTGTTGTCTTTTCAATCCATTGCCTAATTTGAACAGGCGAGTTTGGATTTTCAAGCCCTGTTAGCTGTTGAGCATGTTGCGTTAAGATAGAAGTATATGTGTTATCTACTGCGATAGCAGACTCTGCTAATTCCATATCTACCAAAATACCTCTATCATTGATATTCTGGTCAAGCACGTACATTTCTCGCTCAATCTTTGGAATGATATAAGACTCTAATCTATGAAATATCTCGCGCTCAGCTAAGACATCATATTTATTATACTCTTTATACATTTCCCATTTTTCAGGAGCATGTTCTGGATAATTGCGTGTGCGCATTCCATTAACTCGAGTTGCTTTACACAGGCATGAGAAGTACTTAATAAGTGCTTTACCAGTATCAAGCTTCTTATCTGTAAGATTAAGAGCCTTTGATACACCATCCAATGAAAGCGGTAAACCACAATATGCAGCTTTCACTGAAGTACAATACCACTGTTCTGCTGGGATGTTATATCCTATTCGCTTAAAGCTAAGCCGCTCAAATACTGCATTATGAGCAACTTTTACACATTCTGGGTCAAGTAATGCTTCTTCAAACTCTTCAGGCATTTCTTCGCCTTGAGCTAAATCAACTATATTAACTGGCCCGTCATCTAATGCATATCCTATAATCAGTATTTCAAAGTCTGGTGACTCTATATATTTATAAGTACCAGAGTCTTTAATATCTACTGAGGAAAATGTTTCGACGTCTATGAAAAGATATTTCGCCATTATTTCTTAATTTGATATTATAAAATTAGGAGTATAGGCGGGACTCGAACCCGCATAACAGGCACACAAATCAATGGCGCTCTGTGGTTTTACCATTAAACTACTATACTTGCTGATGCAGAGAGGAAATTACATCAGCTCATCATCCCATTCGTTCTCACCGCCAAAGTCCTCTTCAGCAGTAGAGCCGCCGGCTAACATCTCACCATCTTCGAGCTTCTGAAGATTATTCAGCCCAGCTGCGATACCTTTTGATGATACGTTGAAAGCATAGAAGTTGATTGATGCACGGCCATAGCAACCACTGTAGAACTCTTCTTTTTCCATAATAGGATTAAGTTCCTTGTCCACAATGCTCGGTTTACGCTGGCTATTAGCATTGATGAAATACATGCCTTCGAATGCAGGGTCGTCACCACGCTCATCGTCACCATCGCGCAAAGGCAATTTGAGGTTTGAAGGTATTTTGCCGTTCTTATCTGCGAGCTTAGCTTTGCCTGCTTGCTTAGCTGCCTCGATAGCTTTGTTAATCTTTTCCAAAGTTTTAGTATCTGTCTTAGGGATAAGAATGCAGATATTGTACTTAGGGGTATCACCCTCGTTCATAGCCGTTGGCTCGAACACATTCACATAGCAAAATCTTACTTTGCCAGTTACAACTTTTGTTGAATTTTCCATTTTACTTTAATTTTTAGTTGTTATTACTTTTTCAATAATTGCCCAATCAGGCAAATAGTCATTATTCTCCATTATCTGCAAAATCTAATTGTGCTTGATTATAGCCCATTGCTGGTCTCTTGTCTTCAAGCGGTACAAGAGTAGGTTTACCTTGAGGTTTTACAACCACATCAGATAGAATTTCTTCAAAGCGCTTTTTGCCTACTATCTTTTCAATTGAAGTAATTGGCTTAAGCTTCATGTTGAAAATCTCATCTTCTGATAACTCAGGGCAGCGAGCAAAGATTGCATTTGAGGCTTGGTCTTCATCAACCCATTTGCGTCTGCTTATACCCTCAACTAGCTTAAGACCTGGCCATTGCTTATTCTCTTCTATAGCTTTTTTCTGTGCATATTCTGCGATAGAATTAGCCCATTCTACAAGCTTAGGAGTACGGCGAACAATATCGGCAATCTCATCATCTGTAAGAAGCTCGGGTTCAGCAAATTCATTCTTTGCTATTTCCATTTGCTGCTCATACAACTTTCTACATTGATTGCGCACAGCACAAAATCTACACCAATCTCCGGCATTAAGTTCACCTTCACCATTAAATGCAAGTTGTGCCTTTGGTTTAAGCTCTTCTTCAGCCCATTTGCGAAGCTCTTCTACAGATATTTGCCATGAAGATATATTGTTAATGCGTGGCTGTATAATAGTCAATCGCACTTCCGTTATATCATACATTGTATCATATTTCTGCAAAGCTCCAAGCCCATAAAGCATAAGTTGCTTATTCCATTCAGCATATACTGGAACACCTTTTCCATATTTTAAGTCAATAACTTCCATAAGGTTGTCATTGATAACAACACAGTCAGCTGTTCCAAAGCTTTCAGGCACATATTCTGTCAAATCGAGTTTCTGCTCAATTTCCATGACGGCTAACGGATTTTCAGTTTTTGCTTCAGCTAATTGTTCTGAGCAATAATCCGTATAGATAGGTACAACTTCAAGCATTTCCTCGCTGAACAGGTCATTTGCCATTATCTCTTCGAGCCTTTGGTCAAAGTCTTGCTCACTAATGCTGTTAAGTGTATCTTTTCTCAGGTAAAGCTCTGAGAGCTCATGAGCTAATGTACCTTCTTCTGCATATACCGAAGACTTCTTTTCTCCGTATTCATCTTCAAGCTTGGCAGACGGAGTACAATTCAGCCATCTTCCTGCTCCAGAAGCCGAGAGGAGTGCATGACTCCTCTGACTATGTTTCTGTGGTTTAGTACTACTTGTCGCTTGAGCCATATTCTTTTATCAATTTTGCCAAATAACAGCATTGAATAGCATACTGAGCATAAAGCTTTGGATTTTCTCTGCGAAACTTCTGAGCTGCTTTTTGCAATTTCTTTGTACTCGACATAATTACAGTGACTCTAAGAAGTTATACATTTCATCATACTTAGCCGGGTCAAGCTTTGTTACACTCGGGGCTCCAAGCTCATTGAGTTTCTGCTTGATTACGTCGCGATGCTCATTGACCTTCTTTGCAAGCATTCCGCGGACGTCCTCAATGCTCTTAGAGGCAGAAGAAGCAGCCAGAGCAGCAGGTGCTGAAGGAGCAGGCTCGGCAGCGCTCTGAGTCTGGGCAGGTGCCGCAGGCTGAGGAGTAGGTTTTGCGGGAGCTGGCTTTGCTAGCGCAGCAGGAGCAGGTTTAGAAACTGAAGCGGCTACTTGAGCTCCACTTGGAACTCCTGCTGCAAACAATGAAGTTAAAAACTTCTGCGTATTTTCAGACAGGTTTACGCTAACCTCAACAGAAATTTTAATGGTTTCCATTTTCGTAATTTTTAATGAAGTTATCTAAATAGTTAATAAACTCGTTTACTGTCATATCTGGTACGTTTGAGAGCTTTTGGTGGATAAGCTCATTATTCTTATATATAGATACGTACACGCCTTTATAATTCAGCTTTACTTTATACTCGCCTTTCAGCATTGTTAGGCATCCATCTTCAGATGAACCTTTCCAAGTATTTGCTGAAAACAAATCAGTTACTAACACGCCAATATGATTGGCCAATCGCTCTAACTGTATAACATCCAAATTGGCTTCACCCTTTAACACACGGTCAAATGCCTGTTTCGGATATTTAACAGTAGGAAATAACACCTTCGCTAAATCTTCCGTATTTAGCTTGTAGTGCTCAATTACATTACCTATATTAAACTGTTCCATATTTTGGTGAATTTTATTATCTTATTTTCGATATGCAAATATACAAACTATTCTCGAAAGAAAAAAATTTTTCCATTATTTTTTGAGAATTTATTTGTTAAAAATAATTAAACAGCAATTTTAGTGCGGCTTTGAAATTGCTGTAAACAAAGAAACAATAAAAACAATGCCTCTATATATTTCAAACTTAATTTCTTAATTTCCGATTAACATTAAGGTTAATAAGAAATATCGGCTTTTAATACGAAAAGATTTAATGAAATTATTGTTTCTTTGTTTACAGTATATATAAGTAATTAATTTTGAGCACTTTAGGCGTAAACAATGACTTGTTTATATTGTTTCTGTTGTTTACCGCTTTATGAAGTATTTTGCACACAGCCATATAATTACTAAGGCTATGGCGGTTATCAGGTATTCACCAATATTAATTTTTATCTTTTGCCATTTAGTAAGCCGAGCTTCTACAGGGTATGCAACTTGAATTGTATCAACTTTTTCTCGCCAGAGAGTATCATGCTTTTCTATGTATTTATACAAGTATTTATATTTACTGAGATACACGGTATCGCCTTTGCGCTCTACATAGATTGAATCTCTATGATATATGCTATCAATTTTGGTCTGAGATAAGTAAGTAGTATCTCTTTTCGTTGTTTCCACTGGCACATATTGAATTGACTTACAGCTATATAATATAGCGGCTAAAAATATAAGTGTAATTATTCTCGCTAATTCTCGCATAATCTTTGAGTTTTATTTGTTATTATTCATATTTAATATAAAAACCATTCTCGCACATAAGAAATTATTGCGAGAATGGCTTTTATGTGCTTCAGAGGTCTTTATACTCGTACTTAGCATCAAAGCTGGGGCATGCCTTAGCTGCAAATTCTCTGTGTCCATGAATAGTAGCATTTGGGTATTTTACCTTTAAGCTTTTCAACAATTCGAGTAAAGATTGCTTTTGAGCCTCAGTGCGCGTATCTTTTGGTGTTTTACCATCTTTGGCCACTCCACCAACATAGCATACTCCTATAGAGTTTGCATTTTGACCTGAACAGTGAGCTCCAATTACACTTTCATCTCTGCCTTTATGAATAGAGCCATCGAGCTCAATTACATAATGGTAACCAATATCTTTCCAATGATTGCCATTAACATGCCAATCTCGAATAGTTTCGGTTTTGACGTCTTTTCCTTCAGGCGTTGCAGAGCAATGCACTATGAGTTTATTGATTTTTCTCATTGTCTTTGTCATTTAAGGCGATTATTTTTGTTATCTCATTAAGTATTTCGTGGCCTTGCTCTGCAGTGGCTGCTTGTACAATTTTCTTTACTATATCAGGCACATCAGCTGCATGAGCTTTTTTACGTTTGCTATTTTCAACCACAGATTTACCCTCAATGTATATAACCGCAACAGTACATAGAATTGTGGCAAATGGAATTATATAGAATGATAACAAGCTTCCAAGTATATCAAACATAAGGGCAAAAAGCATCAGCCTTACATAATCGCCGATTTTTGTAATCGTTCTACGAAATCCGTGCGACATCAACGCTTGGCCGAGTGCTTTTGCTGTTGTTGTTCCACTCCAGAAATCTACAATACTGCTTAATATCATGAAAAGCCAGCAGACCAGAATAATACCAACTCTAATAGCTATGAAAAACATCAGTCCGTCAAAGTTTTTGGCTTCAATCAGTTCTAACATATTATACGAATTTTTCCCAGTCCAACTTGATTGCTTTTCCGATTGCGTCAGCAGTCCATCTGCAGAAAATCATGCCATCATACCCATCTGGGTCATTGGCTACTTTATGAGCATACCTTAAGCATGCAGCCTCATCTTTCAGAGGATCTGGATAGAAATCTGCATAAGCCATGTTAGCCATATAGGTAACATCGCCTGTTGTCACTTTGCCAGGAATGCTCAATCCTAAACTTTCCATAGACTTCTTGACTTGAGAAGTTGTCCATGTGTGCTGTTGGCCATTTGCATTTTCCATCATTTTACTTACATGCTCTGCAAGCGCATCTGTAAAATGGTAGCCATGCTTTTTAACATACTCTGAATATCCTTTTGCAGACATAAGAGCATTCGCTGTTTGCTCATAAGGCAAATCAAATTTAACCTTATGCTCACCATGAGGAGTAGCTATTCTGCTTTCTACTACTACATCCTCTTCATCTTCGTGCTCCTTATTATGGTCGCACGTATGATGCTTTACTATGATACATTTTAATCTGTGTCCCATAACTTTTAGCTTTCAAATTTTTTGATGAAATTCTCCATCATTTCCTGCTGCTTTTTCATGAGTTCTTTCATTTCACCGATAGAACCTTCAATCTTGCCGAAGCGCTGCTCTGTTTCTTGCTTTTCCTTATACATAGGATTAAGTTCTGCGAGTAATGAAGGAGCTTTGTCAATGATGTTTTGAGCTTTAGAAGCAGAAGCCAAAACCTGTTCAGCATTTGCCTTTTGAGCTTCAACTTCGCTCATCAATCCAGATTTTTCTGTTGACAGAACAAGATGCCCGGCATAGGTAACTGAATGGCTTTCAGGAATAGCGTAAGTTGCCATTTTTCCATTGGCCTCTATAGTAACATCTACTACCATCTCTGTCTTGCCAGTCTTCTGGTTCATTTCTAATCGAGGAAACGATACCTGAGTGGCTTTGCCTTGAATAAGGCTAAATTCCTGTGTATCAAGAATGTATACAGGATAATTCTGCTTTATATCTTTGAATAACAACATATAGCTTATCTTTTTGAATTGTTAATAAAAAAGAGGGCACTCAGAGAAGTATAAAACTTCCCTAAGTACCCTCAATTTCAATTAGGCTGCTGGTGCAGCCGCTGGAGTGATTGTTACTGTCAGTGAACTATATATAGCCAGACAATTAGAACTACCACAAGAAACATTAGCCAATCGTTGAGTTTGTCCCTCAGCTGATAATACAACATTTGTAGGCAATCCGGTTTGTTCTTGGAATGTGGCCATAAACTCTTCAACAATAACCTGAGTTGTTGCTTGGCAGCCACATCCTGGCGTTACTATTGTTACAGTAGCAATAACAGGCACAAAAACAGTCGTTCCATTAAAGATTGGAGTACCAGTCTTATAGGTTACGAATGCTTCAGGCTGATTTGTTGAGTTCTCACAAATTCTACGGCACAGGCGTTCTTTGTATGTTGCTAACAAAGATACTCGGTTGGGCACTTGCGCAGTGGATAATCCCACAGGTGATAAATATACTGCCATATCAGTGTCCTCCTTTAATTAGCAGCCACAGCCATTTCCACAACCGCAGTTATTATTCCAGCCACAGCCACAATTGCCAAGTCTGTTGAAACGCTCGTTAATCAGGTTGTTCTGGCGCTCCTGAGAAAGCTCGAACTTAAGGTCCTGAATTTTCAGAGCCTGTTCGTCCTTCCAGTGGTTGTTCAGAGTGTCGATGATGCGTTGAGTATTGTCCTGACCGGCACGAAGAATATCGCACTTATCCTGCTGAGCTTGGAAAGCAGTAGCTGAGAAACCTTGTGTAATTGCAAAGCCAAGGTCACGTTGACCATTGCGGAGTTCGCTAGTCTGCTGACAAGTCTGGAGCTGAACATCTGCGCGGAAATCGGCAATCTGACGCTGAGTCTGGCAGCAGCAATTCTGCAGAGCCTGGATGATGTTGCAGTCACCGAGGTTAACAGCATTGATAACACGTTCAGCAGAGAAACCAACCTGGCCAGCGACTTGCTGAATAGCGGCCTGAACATCGCAGCAGCACTTCTGAAGAGTGTTGAAGTCAATGTTAAGCGTCTGAGCCAGCTGACTAAGAGCAAAGCCATTGCCCTGGATGGCAGACTTAATACAGTCGGCATTCTGGTTGTCCTGCAACTGAGTGCGGATAGCGTTGAGCTGAGCCTGAGTTTCGATACCCTGAGTGGCAACGCCAGCGCCATTTCCATCTCCGAAGCCAAAGCCTCCGTTGCGGAGCAGAGCCATGAACATGAGATAAGCAAACGGATTGTTCATCCAGTTGTTCATACCTCCACCCATCATGGCGGCCATAGCCCAAGGGCTGTCGTTGTCCCGGCGATAACCGCCATTTGCCAAAATAGCTGCTGCTAATGCATTGTCATTATTGTCACGGTCGCAACAATAAATCTTTTCTACACAGTTTTCCATAATTGTAAATTTTTTAGGAAGTTAAACAATAAAGTTAATTACCTATATCCCTACACAGGAAATATATTCTAATTTTATATATTAGTAAAATCTGTGTTACCTGCTTTCAACTCTGCCTCGGCTGCGTCCAGCAACGCGAGTACGCTTCTTTTACTTTTTCGCCCATAATTTGAAGAATTTAGAAAGTTAGTAAATAATGTTAATTATAATATTTCTTGCAAGAAATTATTTTCTAAATAATGCCGCCAAAGTTATTGTTGTAAATACTGAACAATGTGTTTTTAAACTTCCGGAACGAAAAGTTTTTGCATCGCACAATCGCCACGCCGTCCGCCCTCATTCCCGCCCAAATATTGAACGCAAACATTACTACTAACGCATAAACAAAACCCTTTGTCGGGGTTAAATAACTAAATAACGGGCTAACCGTTGAAACGGCGATAATACGCCATTGTTCCCAATTAAAAATTCTTTCCATATTATAACATAAGTTGTTCTCTTATAATATTATACATTATTTCATAACCTAAATTATTTGGGTGTAAATTATCGTTTGTCACTTCCGTTATTGTTAATCCTTTTTCCCATAAGTAATAATTAAAACGGGCAAACATATTTATTGGCTTAAATTCAAAATCTGCACATGCTCTTATTATTGCAGATTGTACGGTTTCTCCATTGTTTGGTTTTTCTCCAGATTCTCTATACGGCGTATTTGTCAACACAATTATATTCATTCCTTTGTTTTTACACCAACTTATTATTTGTTTAAGCGGTACCGTTATTACACTTAATTTATCCCCACTCCATTTATTATTTGTACCAATTGACAATATTACATAGTTTGCAAATTCTCCATCATCTGTTTTTGTCAATGTTTCAAGATTATCCAATATTTGTTGTGTAGTAAAACCACCTATTCCATTATTTGCCGCTATAACATTATTATAGTTTTCTGTAAGGTAATTTATCATCATATTTGACCAACAATTTGGGGACGTATTTCTATACCATGTTTTTACATTATTAGGTATTAAATGACCGCTTGTTCCATTTGTACCTCCATTGTATTCTGTACATCCATACCCCTCAACTATACTATCACCTATAAAAACAATTCTTAATTGCTGCAACCCGATATTTTCAATAATATTTAATTGTGATTTTTTAGCTACCTCATTCCAAACGATATTGTCTTTTGTTGTATTATTAACAGTAAGTGCATAAAATAAACGACTACTGTTATACCAAATCATCTTTCTATAACCATTAAAGTCATTATTTGAATATGGACTTATTGACATAAATGTACCATATTCCCCCTCAATTGGTAATCCAAATCCGCTTGGCGTATCCGGTGTTGTTCGATATGTCTTATTTACTGGTACTTGAAAAACATCTTCATAAATATTCAATGATTGGTCTGTTGCTTTAAATGATTTGTTTAAATCTGTTTCTAATTTCGTTATTTCATCTTTTTTAGTTACCTCATTCCATACAATATTTTCTGTTGTTGTATTATTTACCGTATTTGCATAATACAATTTATTCCCTGTTGCATAAAGTATAACCTTGTATCCTTGTAATGTTGGCTCGGAATATGGGCAAAACGAAAATAATACTCCATATCCTTGTTGTGGCAATCCAAAATCCGACGTTAAAACATTAGATATTGCAAACACTCTATTTACCGGAACATCTAATACCGTTGCATAAGTATTTGTATTATCTATCATAATGTCGGTTGCTGCCAAAAACCCTATACCAAATGATGTAAATTCCCATTGTCCATTTTTATTTGAAAATATTCCACCATATGATTCTAATTTTATTCCATTAAAGTTTGAATATATACCACTTTGGAAAGCTATCCAAAATACATTTTGGTCGGGTGTTCCCGGATTTGTTGTTGGTGTTGCTATTCCCGCAAACGTAGCATTTGCGCCAAGATTGCTAATTATGTTATTCAGCACATTTTGAAGAACTTGTCCGGTAATTTCTTGATTGCCGTTAGTCTTTATAACATCAGCAATAGCAGCTTTTAGTATTTGCCAATTAGCCATTTTTACTCTGTTTTATAATCGTTATTGTAATCTTCATTATAATCTCCGCCAAGCAATTCAGGCTCATACCCGCCTATATTAGCTATAACAGTATCAGTTTCAAATTCACATTCAACTGCAGCTAAATCTCCTTGGTCTTCCCATTCTGGCTCCATATTAAATGTAGTCAAATCGTAGATTTGGAGTTTGCTTGTTATCTTTTTATTTTCACATAACCTCACAATTCTTAAGGCATCACATAGATATTCTGGAGCTAAAAATGTAAACTTATATATTTTTTTGCTTACTTGGCTCTCAATAAATGTATAGCCCATTCGCTCTGTGGCTTCTTCTTCAAAATCATATTCTGGTTTACCAACCTGAGTATTTAAGTAACACTTAAATTTGAAGTTATCAGAAAAATCAACAACTCCATTTTTAAGTTCAAAATTGTAAGAATTACTATACTCTATAAGCAGATAATCATCTACTTTATTGCATACAGTAAAAATATCAGAATATATAGTTCCTAAACCAGATATAGATATTGCTAAGTAATATTGGCCTTCATATTTAATTTCTACTATAGGAAGAGTACCTGGATATTTTAATAGCTTAAATCCAGTATATGACTTAATAACTAAGCCATTTTCTTTCATGTTAGTAGTAATATCTGTGTATTTACCAGTATTAAAGTTATATAGCCTAACCCAATTCACAGATGTACCACTGGCTAAAACTACTTGAAAAGGCAATAACATATTCTTATAGGTTATTAGCGGATAAACCTGGCCAAATGCGTAGTCTTTACGATGATTTTGCAGAGCAATATTATCGTAGAACGGTAATGGCGATATGTTATTGTTTACTAACTTCATATTGCGAATATAATAAAAATTTCTGTGAAGAGAAAATCTTTTAATAAAATTTAACGCACAATTTTATTGAGGCCGGTAAAGTAAATTTATCTTTGCCTGTCTAGTATTTACATTGATAGACATTTCATCTATTTTTCCATTCCCAAAGGAGGTTTTAATAAGTTCCAATTCATCTAAATCTTCTTCTGTAGGAAATTCTATGGTGTGCTTCATGCATTTTTTAATATCTCTTACGTATATATTTCCAATTACATTAGACTCTAAGTTTGATGCTGGCATATCCCACATATACATATTTTGTAAATATATCCACGATGCATACCAGTTTTGTGCTATAGCTTTATAACTATCGCCATTTTCATTAATAAGGCCATCTATAGTAAGAATTGGTAATTCAAGTAGTGAACCATTTTTTACAGGACATAAAAGTGCAAAACCGTCTTCTGAAAAGTTTGTTGGATTAAATAACATATAATCCACATCAGATGAAAACTGTCCAATGTTTATTTCTTCTGTTTTATCTTTTTGTATATAATTAGATTTCACATCAATGGTTACACCACCAAACAAATCGGTTACATCGTCCATCCATGCAAATTCGTATCGCTGATTTAGGTCTGATTTTTCAAACTCTACTTCAGATTGGAAATAAGATGATAGCTTCTTATTAAATTGGTCTGTAAGTTTAGTAAAATCAAGCTGATAGCTTGACCTACTAGAATAGCTTCCACCATTCATAAAGAAGTATACGTGCTCTATTTTGAATTTATTGTCTTCAATATACCAATAACATCTAAAGCAATCACGCAACATTTTCATAAGCTCTTCGAGTGAAGTTTCAGCTTTCTGAGCAGGCTGGTCATAATCACCTTTTAATATATTGGTTTTTTGTGTAATATACACATAAAATCTTGCTAATCCTAGTGGATTAGTTGTGCCATATAAAAATTGGCTATATTCTGCAGTTGGCTCATGTGATAATGTAGGGTCTATTTTCTTGAGAATAGCCTTTATGGCTGCGCCTATGGAGTAACTGTCCTTTAATGTATATTGCTTTCTTAACTTTTCTTCCCAGTATTCATAAAAGCTGTCATATACATACCACAAAGATGCATTCGCCCATGAATTTTTGCTAATAGGTAAAGGTCTTCCTAAACCTGTACTACTAGGAATAAACTGGTTAGTAAAATACTGTCCGTAATCATTTAGACCATATTTTGTTGGCTCATCTACTGCTCTAGAAGTACAAAAGAATAAACCTCCTTTTAAGCCAATACATTTTTTATAGTTTCTATTATCAGTGACAAAATCATCTGATGGTAAATTATAGGTATTTTTAACACCTTCTGAGTCTTCTACAGTATCTACATCACAAAGTAAGCGCCTATATATTCTATATGTAAACAAATTACTTATAGTACATGAGTTTTTAGCATTTTCCACGTCTATTAGTTTAGAGGTATATCTTAAGTGTTTATCATTAGTGTAATCTCGGTCTTCTGAAAACAGCGTTTCATCATCGATATTAACAGCTGTTTCAGATTTATATAGTACTTTATTATCTGAATTTCTTTTTATCATAATAAAGTAGCTTACATCTGTAAATGGTGGTCGAGCATCAGGATTTTTCTCTAAATAGCAAGTATAACCATTCCAGTTGCTATAATAGCCATTAGTTCCGGCATATACGCCATTAACACCTGCTTTGTTAGAATTTCCTATGTAAAATTCATTACCAGATTTTATATAGGAAAAATAGAAGTTATTTATAAGCGCAGCATTGTCATCTATACTTTCATTCACATCATCTTCCCAATAGGTACCACCGAAGAAATTAGTTATAGAATTGGCACCACGGACATAAACTTGCATGAGTGAGCGTTTATGCAGGTTTATTTTAGATATTTCAGGAGCAAGCTTTATAAGGTCATAAGTATTTTCATACTTGTTCATAACCTCAGTATATCCATCTACTGCTGTAGTTTTAAGTTCACATTTCTTCTTATCATGGTCGAATTTACAATCAGTCTTACTAAATTCACCTCTATAATATTCAACCCATTTTTTGGAAGTACTGTTATATTTATCTATTATAAAAACAAGTTGGTCTTCTATGTTTGATTGACTTACTATTTCATAGTCAGTGCCAAACAAATTTATTTTTCCATCTAGCGAAATACGGAAAAATTCTTGGCCACTTTCTTTTGCATATTTCTTATTAAGCTCTTTGTAATGAGGTCTTACTTCTACTTTATCACCATCATTCTTTGATATGTAGAATTTATATTTCGGAGGTATCATATCTTTTAGTTTTTAATTATGCGTTTAACATTTCTATGTTGCATTATAACAGTTCCATCTGGCATAGTATAATACCTTGTTTCATTCTGCTTTCTAATACTCCGCACATCATTCTCTATTTTAGAGAGGTCCATATTATTATTAGAATTAAGAGAAATATTTAGCTTATCAGAATTACCAAATGCATTTAAATACTTATCTTCGAATGTTCCTTTGTTGAAGCTATCTATTACATCTGGTAGTATCTTACGATATTTTCTTGTTCTCTGCTTATTAATAATAGCAAGAGCTTCACCGCCTTCAGCTTTCATACGGCGCTTCTTTTTATTCTCTACACCCAAGTCAATATCATTGCCTGATGCATGAGAACCGCCTTCCAAGAACTCAAGGCCACCTTCGCCATATTCTTCTGACTGGCTTGCCGTTACTTGTTTAGCTTTAACTTTTGCAACAGCGAATGAAGTCCACATTGTGGCAATGGCTGCCAATGCGAGAGCTGGGCCGACGATAGGTATTGAAGAGAATGAGCTCCATAAATTAGCAGAAGCAGTAATAAGTGAAGATGCTTGAATTACAGTATTAAGATTTTCTTGACGCTTTTGGGCAGCAGCAAGCATTTTCTGTTTTTCTTGCTGGTTTTTCTTTTCTTGTTCAAGTTCTTTTTTAGCTGTTGCTACATTGTTAGCATATCCATTATTTCTTGCTTCTACTTCTGCATCGTAAGCACTCTGTGCAGCTTCTACTCTTTTTTCTGCAGCTTCTACAGCTTGTTCTGCTAATTGAACTTCGGCATCCATTATAGACTGAAGTTGTTCAATTACTATATTAACTGCATCTCCAAGAGCATCTATCTGGTCATCGCTAAATCCAAGCTTTTCAAGTAAAGTACCTCCTAAACCTTTTTTGCCAATATTCATTATGAAGTTATCAAGCTCAGATAATTCACGGTCTATTCCTTTTACAGTAGATTTAGCAGCATCAATCTGAGCTTGACTCCAATCTAATCCACCAGCTTCTGCTAAGCGTATTTGTTCTTGCCATCTAGCTTTTTCTTGTTCAAGCTTAAATCGAGTTATCTCAGTTTCACTGCGTTTAACTTCATTAAATACAGCCTCGTCAAGAGCTTGTTGTTCATCAAAGCTGGTCATTTGGAATGACCCTTTAGTTTGAGCTGCAGACTTATCAAACTGTGCATTTATTACAGAGGTACTTACTTGCTGTTCTGCAGGTTTAGCAGCATTTTGTGCTAAAGCTAATTGTCTACGTACTTCATTTTGCTGAAGTAGCAGATTAAGTTCATCTTCACTGCCTTTTTTAACAAGCTCAAGCTGATTTTCAATATCGCGCTCTCTTGCATCTAAGATTTTCTGGTCATACTCACTCCACAACTCAAGTTTTTTCTTGTTGAGCTCAATAAGTATTTCTTCTTCAGAGCGAGCTTGGTCATCTCCTGCCTCTAATAATCTCTTATTAGTATCAAGTATCAAAGCATATTCCAAATCAAGATTTTCTTCCATGAGTTTGCGCTCTTCTACTAATGAGGCTTCCATCTGAGAAGCGTCGCGTGTAACTACTACATTGGTAGTTACAGTAGACTCTTGATTTTGAGCTGCTTCAGTTGCTGCGCTAGTGTCAGTAGGATTTATAGTATTACGCTGCGTCTGCAAAGAAGCAACTTTTTGCTCATTCTGAATTTGTTGTAATTGAAGGTCTAATGCTCGTAAATTATTAGCAATAGTCTTAGTTATAAGCTCTTGCTGCCTATCAATTTGTTTCTTCTGGTCTTCAGTAAGCTTTTTATATTTTCCATCTACATTTTTAACATATTCTTCGTTAAGACGATACATCTCACGAAGCTTGTTATTTTCATCCTGGACCTGGTCAGCTGCGGCTTTACGCCTTTTAGCATATTCATCTTTAAGTAATTCAGTTACACTTTCCTCGTATTCTCTTTGTATTTTTATATCATTCTGGTTTATAGTACGAGTTAAATCACGCGGTTCTCTACCATCACCAGCAGTTCTCGCTTTACCAAATAAGCCTAAAGCTTTAACTAATTCATCTGCTGCTGTATTATATCCATCTGCCAAATCAAAAAATGCATCACCTTCTTTTTCTAAAGCATCACGCTCTCTTCTTAAAGAAGCTATATTTTCTTCTCTCTGTTGATTACGCCTTTTAGCTAATCTTGTTTCAAGTGATAAATCAGATTCTGGTCCAACAAAACCTGCTCCAACAGCACTAAAATAATCAGATGTAGTTTCAAGAAAAGTAGAAGGTTGTTGCTCTTTTAATAAAGCCTCTTCATTTTTCTGTAAGGCCTCTTCATACTTTTGTGATGCCAATGACATAGCGGCAGTTGCTCTTGCTCTAAGTTTTAGTGCTTCAAGAATTTGAGGCGTTCCGCTATTGAATGCAACTTCTGCATCATTTACATCATTTACTGCTATTCCAAGTTTATTGAACTCAGATACATTGTCTTTTACCCATTGTAGTCGTTGTTTATCATCAGTTAATTTTTCCCACTGAGATGTTAATTTCCTAAATGCTACAACATTATCACCGTATCCTCCTGTATTCTTCTTAAGTTCTTCTGTAAGAGCTTCTAACTGTTCTCTAAAAGACATAACTTGCTTTTCGGCCTTAAAAAGATTAGCAATCCAGTTTATTATGTCTTGGCCAAACATCGAAAATACAGTAAGTAATATAACAAGTACAGTATTCCAGCCAAATAAAGCTTTAACTATTGAGCCTGTTACGCTTATAGTTGCTTTACCTTCTGCTTGTAAAAGTTTATTCTGAGCACGTAATCTGTTAATTTCATCAACTACCATAGGTATATTGTTCGATATACCTAAGAAGAATGTATTAAGCGATACAGCTGCAGCAGGTAATTCTCGTACTACTTGAGAAATAGAAATGCCTAAACCATCCCATGTTTTTTGATAATGGCCTACAGACAATCTATAATTACCTGTTGCTTCTTGCAATTTTATCATTTGCTGATAAATTGCATTTGTTTCAGCTTCAAGCTTTTTACCAGAGTCAGCAGCCTCTCTTTCAGCTGCAGACATCTGATTAAGTCGTATTTTATTTAATGCATATTGAGCTGAAAGTCTATTATAAGAACCTTCTGCAGAATTAGCAATTGTAGCTTGTAATTGAGCAATCTGATTTGCTTCTCGTATTTGAGTTGAATAGAGTTTAAGCTGCTGATTTTCTTCTGACTGAGCATAGGCAAGTTTCTCTTGAGCCTGAGCTAATGGGTCTACTGTAGCTTTCTGCTGTTTTCTAGCAGAAGTAAGCTCAGCAATCTTAGCTTTTAACTCAAGTAATCTTTTACCTTCATCTGACTGTAAATAAGCTAATCTTTGCTCTGCCTTTTCTACTTCAGACAGAGTTTGGATATGAGGCTTCATTTGGTCATCAAGAGCCTTAATTTGATTTTTAAGGTTGATAATATCATTCAAAAGCTGTTGACCCATTTCGCTATCTGCTCTTTCAGCCGCAGTTAAAGACTTATATAGCTCAACTGTTTGCTTTAGGTCAGACTTAAGACGGTCATAAGAAGATATAGCTTGCTGGATATAACGCTGCTGTTCTACAGTTGCTCTATTAGCATCTGAAGTTTGTGCTTTAAGCCAAGCAATCTGTTTACCTGTATCAGATAAAGCTAATTTAAGCTCATTCTGAGCTCTCTCAAGCCTTGACGTAGATGCTGTTGCTTCATCAATAGCTTTACGTCCTTCACTTGTAGCTCCACTAGCAGATTTAAGAGAATGCACAATCCTATCTGCGCCTGCTCTGATAGCATTTACCATTGTCTCGTATGACTGATTGAGCTCGCCAAGTTGCTTGACAAGTTTTTCAATCGAGTCATCCGGCTCAATTATATCACTATATTTTATCTTATCGTCTTCAGCCATAATTATTTCCTTTTATGCCGTTTAACACTCTTGCTTTCTGCTTCTAATTGCTGTTTTATATTATCAACAGCATTATAGAATTGAAGTACTGTCATCTTTTTAGCATCCATGCTTGTTTTTTGAGCTATCAAAAGACAAGTACTTTCAAATTGCTTATCATATTTTATCTCAACAGACTCACTTCCTATATATGATTTTGGAGAATGCATATTAAGCATTATCATATCTATAGTTTCTATCTGTTCAGAGTTATCTGTGTCATTTATCATAGAGTCCAACACAAGAAGTGTTCTTTGCTTTAACCTATCGTATGCATCTTTTTCCTTTGGATTTACAAAATCTCCTGGAAAGTACATTTCAAGTTCGGTGGTTACTTTTTTTTTAAGCCAAGTCAAAAAGTCTATAATCTTTGAATGCTTTATTTCTTTAAGCCTGGCCAATATATTTTTAAGTCCATCATCTGACAAATCATTAACTTCTTCACCGTCTATGCTATGAATAAGAGCTGCAAAAGCTAAGTACCTCGGTGAAATTTCATTGTTCACCATATACATATTTTGCCTCATGTTTTGCAGTTCTTGCAAAGCTTTTTTGGCATTATTACTTTTAATGAATTTGGCAACACGAGTTATATGAGCATCAATATCATCTGCGTCTGAGCCAATTCCAGAGTCTATAAGCAAATACTTATTGTACTTCTGGAAATTTACAATGGGCATTTCATCTATGCTGTCATATACCCGTACGACTTTTTTATTTACTATCAGGTTTTTCATATTAAAATTCGCGTTATAGGGGTTGATATGATAGGAATAAATATAATACTCATCTCGTTAAAGAAAATAGCGAGAATGATAGCGAGAATAAGCGACGTCCAAAAGCTTAAGCAAAAGTCACAATCGAATAATTGAGAAATAAGCTTAGGAGCTCTGGTGATTATCTCATCGCGCACACCGAGTTTTCCAATTAGCAAAATAGCAAATGCTGCTGCTAAGGCTATATATATTAAAGCCAAAAGCATTGTTATAAAATATACCGTTGACATAATTCTCTAGTTGTTAAAGTAAATTCAATTCGTATTCCTGCATAAGGGTACATAAAGAATTGTTTATCGATATCTTGTATACCTTCTCCTTTATAAGTATAGTTATTATAGATTTTCTCTATTGAATAACCTTTGTATATATTTTCAAAGCGCTCATATATATCATTTATAACAAGCTTACCAGTCGTAGTAATAAGACCCGGAGTAGTTAATACTCGCATAATTTCATCTTTTACTTCTTCTGTATGCATAACAGTTTCATCTTCATAAATGCTACTAAGGTCATACCAGAATATAATAGCCCCGCTGAAAGTGTATTGTGGCAATGATTGAACTACTTCAGTAATCTTTTGTGGGTCATAAATATCAAACCATGAAAAATTGCCAAAGTTATCATTTGGTAAAAGCGACACATATTCTCCGTTGCCATTATACATTGCAGGGTATATAAACTTATTACCGTCTGGCCTGTGTTCTACGAGCTTATATGCTCTACCAAATGCATAATTAAGCCACTTAAGTCTGTTCATAAGTGACTTTTGCATATCCTGTAATATCTTATCAAGCAATACAGGGTCTTCCTTAAATCTTATTTGTACTGAGTTTTCCTTCATTTCCTTATTGCCTGTTTTAATCGTTTAACTAATTCTTTTCTTATGTGAGAACGAATTATTCTGGTAAAATTTTTATCTGTTAAGCGAAAAATCTCTTCACCATATTTCTCAATAAGTTCAGGTGTTTTTTCATCACTCGCAGTCACATAAAAACCTTCTGAGTCAAATACTACAAACATAGACTCGTGAAAAGCACCTGTATCTCGTAATGTGACCCTTGTAGTAGGCTGACCTTTTTTCTTTTTTATTTGTATGGTTTTAGGCTTATATGGCATATAATCCATTATCTTTTCACCTCTACCGTTGATACCACGACGATATAACTGGTCATCTGCTATAGCTGATACTATTACGTCTTCTTTGTCACGCACAATATCTTCTAATAGCATAGGCAGACTATCTTTGAATGCCCTTAATCGGTATTCAAGATTGCGAAGTGTCGCATTATATCGTTTTACAGTCATACTTATACAGTTCTATATTTAATGCCATTGTTTCGGCATGGCAAACATACTCTATCAATTCCAGAAGTACTTAGTTTAATGGCCTTAAAAGCCATATCTAGCTGATAACTTAAACCTGATTTTTTCATAGAAGAAGAGTCACCATCTACCTCATATAATATATCAAGTCGAGAAGCATTGATTGAATGCCTATTTGTTCTTACATTAGAGTTGTATGCAAATTCACGTAACATATCTACGGCTACCTGCTTAGCTATGACATCTTGAAACATCATTCTCTGCTCAACTATAAAGTCTGTAATATCACAGCTTACAGTAACTTCTAAGTTTAATCCGTAGTTATTATCATAGGTATATTGATTGTTTTCAACGTCCCACAAATGTAAGCTTTCGTCTTCTATACTTATAAGTTCTTCATTTACGAAGAATGGATGAATTTCAAGATATTTAGACCATGCCATCCAAGCAAGTAATTCTCTACGCGAGCATGAGCCACAGGGCTCTTTTGACCAGTCTTTATCTTTTCTGATAGCTTGGCTTCCCTCTGGAAGTTCGGACTGAAAATAGCATAAATACCAACTTCCTCCTGCATCATTATCTTCACTTTGATATGGCAAATAAAGGTCATCGACTGTAAACCATTCAGCACTATTATCTCGTACTTTAGTCAGCTTTATGGTTTTAATTGGCTCATCCATGCTTGAATGCATAAGATACAAAGTATATTCTCCAGCTTTAGTAAACTGAAGGCATATTTTATTTATCTTTGCGGTTATGCCTTTTGCTCTTACTGATATAATTTCAAAGCCAACTAGGTTTTTCTTATTTTTTACAGTATCTACTAATCTACCTGTTCCATCAAACAGAGTACGACTTTCGCATAATGGCTTGTTTGTTCCTTCTACCGTTTTTTCATTGCAGTATCTAGCAATAGCCTTTTGAATGCTTGCTTTTGTTTTGTTCTCAAGCCATTCAGAAAATAAATTGGTTTCAACCCAATACTCAGACTCAATATCGGGCTGTTTTCCTTGTGCTTTTTGAAGCGCTTTATATTGTGTTCCTTGATAATCAACTACATTGCCTTTGCTATATTCCTTTTCAGAACTGTATTCTGGAAAAGTGATATTTTTAAAATCCGGAGCAATACATGACATATTCTGCAAAGTCAGCAAAGGATGAATTTGTTGAAAATATAAGCCACTTTCACTCACGGTTAAAGCATCAGATATTTTTAAGTCTGATGTATCATAATTCTGCTCCCATCCAATAAGATGTAACAGCTTTTCTTGTATATCGTTGGCTCTAACCATAATTCTTAATTTTTAATGAAAAATAGGAGGCCACTATCGCCTAGTGGCTCAGTGTGCCTCCTACCAAAGCTAATAACAACTCAAAGATTTGCTATCGGTTTATCATCCTCCAACTCCTGCAGAGGCCTCCTTAGTGTTAACCGGATTGTCTTCAGAGTTGACAACGACCACAGGCTTAGCATAAACTGCATCTTCACTTGATACGTTGAACGCCAGAATAGGACTAGGCAAAGTGCTAGGTGCGCTGTTATATGCGGTCAAGAAGGCCACATCAACAGCAAAGCCATAGTGCTCTTTACGAGTACGAGTCATATCAGCGGTAGCGGCCCCTGCGATAGTATTGTAGTCACCTACAGAATCGTAGAAGTATGTACCAACAGGCATATTCAACAGAGGCAAAGTAGCAATGCCCCACTCATGGCCATCACCAGAAACAGTTCCGAGCAAGCAGTCACGCTCGAAGCGGGTCAACATTCCAAGAGAGCCGGCATTTACGGCATAACCTTGGGCATACTTACCTCCGGCAGCTGCAATGTTGTTTGTCAGGTGAACAACCTTAGTACCGAATTCATTCTGCTTGTTTACGTCATTGTAAAGGCCGTGCTGCTGCAATTTACGCATAATAGACTCAACACCGGAGTCACCTACAATGTGCAACTGGCCATAAAAATCATTTGCCCCCATCATGACCTCGAGGTCACCAAATACATTTTCACGCTCTGTCCACTTAGCATTAACAGCATTAGAAGAAAAGTCATAAAGCAACTTATTCTTCAAAATCTGAGTTTTGCTAGCAGCAAGTTGAGCAAGTGCGGCTTCATCAAGCTTCTTAGCAAATGCATAGATGTACTTCATCATCTTGGTTTCAAAGTCCTTCTGAATGCCAATTTCGTTGTTCATGTACATTGCCGGAGCAATAGTAAATCCCCACGCATAAGTGGCAAATGTGATTTGAACCATTTTAGAAGTATTTTCACTGTCGGCAATTGTCAAAGTGCGGGTACTACCGATAGTAATATCAGCATCATAGTCAATTACCGGAGTTTCCAGCGTGTTACCGATGGAGGTCCTTGCTTTTTGCTTCAGTTCCTCAGTGAGGATGCCAGTAGGGTCTTCAGATTGCACCATAAAAGCATTCAATGCACCGTACCTACTGGGGCGATACTCAAACTTATCAAGGTTAGAGTTCGCACGAATGTTCTGGATACGTGTTAAAACTAGACTCATAACTTTTAAGTTTTTTAATTGTTAATAATTATGCTATTATGGTGCATTACCCTTTTACGCCTCATAGCATTTTTCGTTTATCTCTTAGGATGTGCCATTTTATCTAATAGGCAAACTTGCCACATTGTTTTCAGTTCTCAGTTGCATTGACTGGTCTGCAAATTCCTGTGAGTCACGGGTCAAACCATTTGCAAGCAGATGCGCCTCAATGGCTTTATCGGCCTCAACTTGGCTCTTGATGCCAGACAAATCAAGTGTTCCACCTGTTCCGCCTGAACCAGACCCAAAGCCTCCTGTTCCACCGCCTGTCTGCTGACGACCTGTATCGATTACATCTTTAAGCGATGTTTCCATTACAAGCTCTTGCATCGTATAAGGATTAAGATTATTCTTCGGATTGTTAAGGATATTACCATCTGCGCCGCGAATAACAAGTTTCTTTCCTCCTTGGCCGTCCTCTATGAAATCAGGAGTACCTTTTGCAAGGACTTCTGCTTTTGCAGCGTTGAGCAGCGTCTTCTGAATAGGCTCAGTAATACCACTCTTAAACTTAAGACCTGCTGTAGCAGCTTGAAAAGCATAATCTACATGCGTGTCCTTAATAGTTTTATCAAACTCTGCCTTTTTGGTATTGAACTCAGTTTCCTTTGTCTGAAGCTGAGTTTGAAGCTGAGTTACTTGAGCTTTAGCATCTTTCAGCTGTTGCTTCAAAGTTTCATCGCCAGCTCCTTTTTCAAGTTTAGACTGGAGCTCTGCAACCTGTGCCTGAGCAGCAGTAAGCTGAGTTTGAATTGTTTTTGCAGACTCTGCTTTAGTTTTGTACTCGCCAAGTACGCGCTTAGCGTAGTCGTAACTTTTTTCACCATCTTTCTTTTTAATGCCTGTAATGCCAAGAATATCAGTGTCATACTGGCCGTGCAATGCACCGATTTTAGTACCTATAACGGTATTCTCATCATTTCTTGACATCTCAGCAATTGCATTCAGCTGGTCATCTGTAAGACCTGTTAAAGCTGAACTTTGTCGTAGCATCTCAATTGTTAACATATAGCTTTGTTTTTATTGTTAATTACTTTTGTACTAACTCTGCAGCATCTCCGTATGGGTCATGCAAGGCCGCCATAATGGTATAACCAAGGCCTTTATACGTTTTCTTGAAAAGCTGCCACTCTGCGAATGTGAACATTTGAGTATATGCTGGTGACTCTTCTTTACCGGTCATTGGATTAAACCTACGGCCGCGCACAATCGACAAGTGCACCATCTTCTCAGTACCCGGCTTAGGAGTATAATTACTCTCAGCCTGTGTTTTCGATGCCGATGATTTTTCTTCGATAACATCATCAACATCTACTAGGAAAAGAACTACCTCGTCAAGCTCTTCCTGTAAGTCGCTTGTCCAAGCTTTTCCGCCTTTAGCCTTAGCAGCTTCTAGTTCTGCTTTACGCTCTACGGCCTTTTTCTTATAAGACTTAACATCCTCAAGACTGAGTGCCTGTAGTTGCTGAAGTTCCAATTTCTGTAACATATTCCAAAAGTTTATTGTTTATAATATCTATTTTTTCTCTCATTGGTTTATTTGAAGCAAACTCAATTATGTTAATGTTCTCACGTTCAAATTTTTCGACTAAAGTACTAAAATTTATTTTAAGCTTTACCAAATTTTCATTTAATAACTCTTTTTCATACAATTTTAACACTTCATCCAGCGTTTTATGTGGATATGGTTCCAATTGCTTTAAGATGAGCATTCTCTGAAGTACCAAAGGATTATTGCGATACTCAACCTCAAGAATTTGTTGCGATATAGCATCTAGTTCTGAGTTAGACGCACCGTTCTCCTTCGCTTGTTTGTACTTAGAATATAGCTCTGTTACTGTGAAAACGTAAAACTCTGTACCCCAGTTTACAGAAGATGATATGAAAGCATCTCCATACCTGAGTTTGCAAACAGTATCTTCGACAAATTTCTGTGCCAATTCAAAATTGGTCTTTAAGGCATTGAGAACTGAGGTTTTGCTTTCAAAGTTAGCAGTTACCTGAGTTTCATTGATAGCTTCTTTTTCACTTACAGTACCACCTGAACCAACAACAGAAATTACAATTTCATTTTTAAGCCTTGCACACTCATTGACATTATAATCAAGTGAGTCTTTATCGATAGTGGTTATCTGAACAGGATTACGCATATCTGCGACACCTTCAGACTGATTTGGTATAGGAACTTCTAAGAATGAACCAGGACCAGCTATGCGCTTTTCGCTACAGCAAGGACACTTTTCAACTGTTCCATCATTGAGAATTTTATACTCACCTTTTGCATTGCGTAGAAAACCTCCATCACAGTAATCACCGGTTTCATTATTCTCAAAGTTACAATCAGCTTCGTATGCACTATATATAGGATAAGGCGCATACAAGTCTAAATGCTGCTTCGAAATAGAGAAGAACAAATACCAATCAAGATTTGACAGCTCTTTTGTAATTGGATTTTTCTTAAGGTCTTTATTTTTCTCATTGAGTTGTGTTGACCAAAAGAACCGAGCTGGGCAATATCCTAAATCGTGCTTCGCCTCTGAAATAAGTGACTGAATTTCATTTTTCTCATTCAGCTGATATACTCTTATAGAAGTATCATCAAATACAGCTATTCGATGTTCCGGCTGTTTGAAAATAAGCCACTCAAACTGATTTTCATCAAGTCTAAAAGTCTGGTAATCAATTACAGCATCAATCTCAAGCCAATAAAAATACGGTTCTGGGCGCAAAGATGTTTGTACTTGAGGAAGGTCTACTACCAAAATACTATTTGGCGATACCTGCATTCTCTTCCATCCGGTTGTCTTCCACACCTCTGGCTCATTGAGGTTATTCTTTTTATACTGAGACCAGTCTTCTGCAAGCTCTGAGTCTGTAAACTGATATGAGCTAGATGAGTTACGGCTATAGAAAACTCTTTCGAGCTCTCTATAGACGTCCTCAACTACAGCAGGTGTTGGCAACGGGAATTTGAACAGCTGCAAGAATATGTTGAATTTATCCTTCGGAAGCAACTGTCTTACCCAATCAAGGAATATAGTCGTAGGTTGGTTAATATCAGATACAGCAACATTCGTCTCAGTATGAAATCTAAGACGACGCTGCATGTTTACAGCTCTCTGAATAGTCTGACGTTTAGTCGGCTTTTGCAGAATTTGCTTTATCTGATTTAACTCTAAGGCCATTTTCTTCGTCGTAATAATAATTGCTATCTTTCGGTAACTCCCATCCGCCGTTTAAGGCTGGGCCCATATCAAGCAATCGTTCGGCATGTTGAATGCCAAACTCCTGCCTCATATTGTACTTAGGCACAACCAACGTTACTGTTTGTTCTTTTTTCTTTCTCATAACTGAAAGTTTTAAGCCCCAGCGGAAGCAGCATTAACCCAATCTGTAAGAGGATTGAAGTCCAATGTTTTACGCTTAATGATGTAGAAGTTATCACTCCAGTTAGGATAGAATGACCATTCAATGGTATTGCTGTCTGGCTCTTCAAAACCACCAAGCTTCTTGTCACCAACAAAGAACTTACCAATAGGAATTGGGAAGTATGCTGTAGGCTCATCCTGGTCATCTACCAAACAGCCAATGTTGCCGCTTTCATCAATCAGCCAAACGCCAATCTCTTCGCACATATACTGTTTCAGCTGCGCAATTGTCTTCTGACTTTCCTGATAGATAGTGGCAGAGAATGTTGTCGGCTCACGGCCGATTGTAATCTCAATACCTCCAAGTGTCTGGTTACCACCGCCGAATGTACGAGCTGCACCAGGCTCAGAAGTAGGTCCTTGAATATACGGAGAAACTGTCATCTTAGAACCATCAGCCGCAGAAAACAAGGTAGAAAACGATGCTTTCTTAGTCGGGTCAGTGACAGAGTTCTTCGTTCCAGCTGTCTTATAGATGCGCTGGAATGCAACTTTTTGAACTTGCCCCATACTCTCCTTGCATTCAGCAATCTCAAGGTCGGCGATATGAGCACCGGCAGGGCATCCACAGTTTAATCCCATATTATTTATGTTTTTAATGTTAATACTACCGAGCAGCTACCCTTAACTTGCATCGAATTACCTGTATTTTTGCTTCGAATTGACTTCTCCACAGTGCAAATATACTAAATTTCTTTATAAGTTGTACAGCTTTTAACATTTTTTATAGAGGTATTTTTTATCTCATATTCTCGCATTATATTCATTCAAGGCTTATGATTTAATCATTTATATATAATTAGAAGCCCAGAAATTACGAGAATAATGCGAGAATATGAATTTTAACTCAATTTCTCAATGATATTTTCTTCCTTCCAGCTTTTCTAAGTCTCATTTCAATTACGCCTGTAAGTGCATCTGGTGCATCATCATGAGCAGCCCTTCGCTTATTATCTTTACGATAAGTTGTAATAGCATTATAGAATTCACGCCATTTTTTATCCCAATTTTCTGGAAACGCTACATCTGAGTTAACAAGAGCTGAATTTGAAAAAATACGAGCAGCTTTATTTTTTGTCTGTGTAAAAGTATTTATGGCTGTTTTGAAATTATGCAAAGTAGCTCTTGTAATACGCTTTACATTTCTAGCAAACTGCCTACCACCATTATTGGACTCTATCAGACATTCTGTTATACTATTTTCTGTGAGCATTTTAGCCAACATTACTTCAGTTTTTTCCATGGGCAGTTGTGTGTATAGCACATCAATTACATATAGCATTTCTGGAGTATTTATAAAGCAAATTGCACATAAATAATCAGAGCCAGTATCAGCTGTATCAACGTAACACCATCTTTGATTAGCTTTAGAGCCTGATGGCAATTCTATATTTTGATATGTTCTAAACTCGTGATACATAAGGCCCTCAGTAGGAATTGGATTTTGCATATACTGCGTCTCAAATACTACCGGGTTAATCTCTCGTAGTTTATATAGCTCCTCAAGATTGTGCTTCATTGGCCAAAGAGCATGTTCTTCTCCTGTCTCAGGGTCTGTTTGTATAACTGGAAGTGATAAAACAGTCCATGTATCTGGCTCTATCTCTTGCAAATAGCCACAGAGGTCATGCTCATGTAATCTTTGCATTATAATAATGATAGGCGTTCTACGCGAGTTAACACGGTTACGTATTGTATTTTCGAAGCGTTGATTTATGCGCTCTCGTATAAGGTCAGATGCTGCATCATCGGCTTTCAGGGGGTCATCGATTACAATTGCGCCTTGAAATATATTGGTTTTAGCATCTATCATTTTAAGCATTTCATTTGTATGGTCATCAAATACAAATATGTCATTGCCTCCGTCCATTTTATCTATCTCTGGGTCGGCATCTACATTTCCAGCACCAAAACCTGTTACTTGGCCTTGGGTTGATACGGCATAAAGCTCTCCGCCTGCTTTAGTTTTCCATCTCTTAGCTGAGCCTTTCTCAGACGCAAGAGCCGAATTAGGAAAAAGAGTCTTATAAAGCTCTTCTTGCATAATATTTCTGATTGTTTCAGAATTATCATTCACAAGTATATCTGAATAAGATAGATGCAGAAATCTGCACCTCGGGTTCAAGGCGAAGGCCCATGAGATAAATGATTTTATAACAACCTCAGTTTTAGAATATCGTGGAGCGATATTGATAATCAATCTGGTAATTTTACCATCTACAACATCTTGTAATACTTCGAACATTTTCTTATGGTGCTCTGCTACTATAAATGAGCGTTTATATTGACATTTAAACATTAGTTTAGTATACTTTTCAAATGATGTAAGAGCCTCAAGACGTAACATTTCTACAGGATTTACAGTTCCGGGCTTCGTGGCATCTAATGCTGTTTCTTGCATTTCTTTAAGTGACTTCATTGCTATATTTTTACTTTATTAAGTTTTCACGTATAATCAGATATGCTTCACGACTTACAGGCACGTTAGGAATAATGCCAGTTTGCAGCTGCTGCCCTTCTGGGAGACTTAATTGCATAGGTCCTTTGCCAAATATTCTATCCCATAATTTTTCTATAGTTTCAATGTTACCTAGCTTTTCGTCTTCAATAAGGCGCTTAATTATAGTCTTTATTACAACCGGCACTTTCTTATTAGCCATTAAGGCTTGTAACTGCGAGTGGTTACACGTTAACAAACAAGCCAATAAATTAGCCGTGTCTTGCTTTGTAAGCTGAACACTTAAATTGATATTAAGGCTAGTAAGAAGCTTTGTTATTTCAGGCCTTGATGCTCCTTGTAACTGAAGTGCTGAGCGTATAGCTGATGAATATGAGCCTTTGCCCGAGTCATGGCGTTCTGCTAACTCAGTTGCTTTAAGCGGCTCTACAGTCTGAGCCTCAAGTGCCTCAATAGCCTCAACTCGTTTTTGCTGCTCTACAATACGTTTAGCTTGAAACTCAGTTTGGCCATCTGGTATTTCTTCCACACCGAGTTCTTCTGCTAACGATTGGCGTTTTTCTTGTTTAGCTTGAAGACTTTTAAGTTTCTGCTTTTCAAGATACTTAATACGAGCCAATTCCTTTGCATCTTGTTTTGATTTGATGCGCGTGGCCTCTTGTTCTACAAGCTTGGATGTATCTGGGTTAGACATTCCAGGAACTATTGGCCTGTTTGGCAATATATCTGCTAATTTCTGTGCTATTTTATCTGTTTTCATATTGATTATTATACTTTTGTTGTTTATCTAATATAGTTTTACTTTTTTCTTCTAGTATTGTGTCTTTTTTTATTTGGTTTTGCAACTGCCTATATTCGGTCGCTTTTCTAAGGTCTGGTTCTACTGTTATTATATCATCTGTGTTATTAAATCTCCATACAGAGCCGTATGCTATTCTTCGCTGACCGTTACAGCACATATATATAGCGCTTGGATTGATTTTTGTAGATACCGAATTTACATATTCTCTTATAGAATCCCACTTTTTATAGAATTTATATGTATTTTCTGCTATCTTAGTATACTGATACACAGCCCTATGTGGATAACTACGTATAGTGTCTGTTCCTGATTTACGTATTGTGTCTGGTATTTCCCATTTTGCGGCATATCCTGGTATGACGGCTTTTTCTGCTGCACATTTATTTAGACTATTTATTATATTATGCCCGTATGGTGCATAGGCACTATACTCGTCTATCAACTCATACATTTTTGAATATACATTTAACAAGCCGTTTGGTAGCGATAAAGCATTAAAAGGAATTTCTTCTGTTGTCACCGTTATGTATTTGCTTTCTACTATGGCTTTTACAAGGTCCGGATTATTTTTGCGTAACCATGAGACGTTGTGAAACGCATTATATATAAGCCTATCTATTTTATTCTTTACAGAAATGACGTTAGTTTCTCCTGTCCAGCCAACATAGAACTTGTTATCATATTCAAATTCTAGTATAAAATAAGCGCTTACAGATTCAATATTAGAACCTTCTTGTAAGTCTACCAAGTACTTGTATTTACCTATTCGTATCATGTGTATATTTTTAATGTTTTTTGCAAACATAGTCATAAAGG